TCAGCAAGCTCCCATTTTTGTCTATGCAAATGACCAACTTTATCGTAGGTGTGCCAGTAAAGACCATGAAACTCGATACCAACTTTGAACTCTGGTAGCCATATGTCGATTTCTTTTCCGCCCAAGCGCGATTTATTACGTCGTTCTACAGCAGTAAACTCAGATAGGAACTCTGCAACCTCTTCTTCTCTTTTTGATTTTTGCCCACATCTAGGGCAGCCGTACTCTCTGTTTATATGAAGTTTTAATCTTTGAGTGAATGGTCCGTGAACAGGACATCCTATAACCACACTGTCCGACGCTCTTGTTCCTTTTTGGATCAGTGAATAGTCGTAGAGGTCATCATGGGCTTCTTTAGCCCGTTGTATTAACTGCTCTATACTTTGTCTTTTTGTGCCACCGCAAGCATGGCACCCCCTACCAGCCATATGTCTAGTAGGCGATTGTACGAACTCCCCATGTTTTGGGCAGATAATGGCCACATCAATTTGGCTATTTACGTACTCGACTTTTGAGTAATCATATTTACCCCCATGTACTGCTTGCGACGCGCTTATAAACTCAGCAGCGCTTATCTTTTTATTGCCGTAGCATTTTGGGCACCCGCAAAGATTACTGAGTGATATGTGATTATTCGCTGTCACATAGAACTCGCCATGTATCGGGCATGTGACTTCTATTTTATCTGCGCTGCGCACATACACCGTGTTTTCATAAGTGTATTTATCGCCGTGTAATTTTTTTGCTTTTTCTATGAAATCTTCTTGCGTTAATCTTTTTACCATAATTAGCCTCCAATTGATTTAAAATGTATTAAACCACATAAAGACAAGTATGTAAAATGTGTTAAACCACAAAATTAAATTAAAACTTTGGGTAAGTTCGTTGTAGGGGCGTTCTATGGGCGGGTACACATAAAATGTTTTACACCACACCATACAAAAAGAAACCCGCCGAAGCGGGTTCCCAAATAACACCTAAGTGTTTGATTTTGCTTAAGATGTACCGGGCGATCCGTACACACCTAATGGATCAGAATACCCGAAGCTATATCGTTCTCTTGCGCGGTAACGTAAGTTTCCGGTGTCGAAATCGCCGTCGGAAGATGTCTGAAGTGGGGTGCGGATGAAATGTTTTAACCCATTTGGCACGTCTGTCAGTAAAAACCACGCGTTGCTATCTGTCAACCAGTGGTTAACAGTGTAACCTTCTGGGATAGAACCGTTGTTTTTGATAGCGTTGATGTCGTTATCAGTTGTGCCTACACGCAGTTCGGTTTCCAGCAAACGAGTTGCTACGAATTGCAGTGAAGGAGGAACAACCAACTTTTTAGGTTTGGCAGCGATCAACAGACCACGCTCGTCAGTCCATGCAGCGATTTGGATTACAGCCGCTTCTAAAGAAGTTTCGTTTAAATCCGCAGCAGTTGATGGACGGTTGCTAACGGTAGAACCGTTAACCAGAGAATGGTTAGTTACAGCACCAGCACTGTTAGTACCGAACAATGATACACCGTCACCACCTAGGTAGTTTTGGTTGAAACCGTTGTTCAATACGTTAGCCCCTTTAACCTGTTTGGTGTAAGCCATACCACGAGCCAAAGCTTTGGTATAACGAGCAGACAGTGAGTCATACAGGTTATCTTCCATTGCTTCTTCAGTGATAGCAAAACCATACACGATTGTTTCGTGGGTATAACGAGTTGACCAAGCTTCTTGGGCCACATCGTAGCTCATTGCTTGACCTTCGTTTTTAACTGGCGCTGCGCCGAAACCTGACAGTTTCAATTCTTCTTCGAATGAACGATCAGAGCTTTCGATTTCAAAGAGTTCTTTATGCTCTTCGCCGTAGCGGTCATATTCCAAACCGAAGAGGGCGTTAAGGCCCGGAATCAGTTCTTTAAGCTGTTGTGAACGAGAAATAGCAGCCATTGATTATGCTCCTGTAGTTTGACGGTAGAAGTGAACGCCCAACTGATAGCTTACTAATACTTGCGCAAAAGTGCCGTCAGACAAAGCAGATTCTTTAACTACATCAACAATACGGAAAGGCAGAGTAGCAGTGGTAGCCGCAGACGCGAAGTTTGCAGAAACCGCACTGTTGCCAGTCGATGTGTTGACTGCTGTAGCAGGTTGATAGTAACCAATGTTTTTACCAACAGCAGCGACAGTAGCAGCACCAGAAGTATAAGCTGTACCAGCGTTAGTCAGAGTGACTTGTAATACTGCTTCTGGGTCTTCGCAGATCAGCGCCATAGCGTCTGAAGCTACAGTACCTGTAGGCCAGTATAGTTTGTTCACATAATATTTCAAGTTAGGGTCTGTGTAAGAACAACCCAAGAAAATACCTACTGGTTTAACAGTTGGGAAAGTGCTTTGTGTTACAGCGCCTGAACCAGTGCCGTTTACACGAACAATGTAACCACCTGAGATACCAACTAAGTCGCCAAAACCGATGTTTTCTGCATATGCAGATGCGATTGGTAATTGACGTACAGCACCAGCATAAACTTGACCACCGATCAAATTAACTGGGGTGAAGCCAGAGACTCCAACTGCCATATTAACCTCCAAAAATTTTAATTAGCGGTATTACCTACCGCTGCCAAATGATGTACTCGATTTACGATCTGAGAATAAAGGCATTCTAGGATCGTTTTCTCTCATATAGTTTCTATCAACGGACTCAGTTTGCATTTTGGTTGCGTTTTGGAAGTAAGCGTCACGTTGGTTAGCTACTTCTGTTGGCAACTTGCACAGCATAAGACCGCCGATCTCGATGTTCTGATTACTGCCTTGTGAAGCGGCGCGGCTGTCAAATGACAGGTCGATCTCTGGGTGGTCCTTAGCTAAGCAAGGTACCCAACCTTCACGTCGTGCAGTACTCACGTTTCGAGGATCTGGAGCATTCATGTATGAAGTACGAATCCATCTAAATACCCAGCCCGGTTGAGGGGTAGGCTCTGGTAGATCACTTGCTGGGCGCCATGTAGCTGCAATTCGTTCAGCGCTTTGACGAGTATCTTGCGATCTTGGTTTTGTAGTTTCAGTCATAAAATGTTCCTTATTGTTGTTTAGCGACTTGTCTAGCGTACGCTTCGAGAGGTACGTTCAAGCGTTTGGCGATGGCTACTTGCGTAGGAGTAAGCGTGACTTTTTTGGAAGGCGTCGATCTCGCCGCCGGTGCTACAACGGTCCCGTTGCGTGTGGCACTCTTAAATTTTTCAGGAAATACTTCCCGCATCCGTTTGTCTATTTGCGCATAATAGTCATCGGACCGTGGGTCTACCCCCTGACTAACCAGATTCTCGTGAACCGCATAAGCCAGATTAGTCATCTCTCGATCTTGTCTGAACCATGTGTTCTTCGCCGCCCACGATTCGGCTTTTTCATCGCGTGGTGTTTGTTGAACTGGTTGTTGCGGCGCAGTATAAGCAGGAATTGCAGTATTTTGCAAGTTTTGTTGTATAGGTTTGTACTGACGAAGCTGTTCAGCTTCTTGTTGTACTTTATACAAGCTTCTTTGCGCTTCTACTAACGCTTCAGAATCGCCTTCTTCATAGGCTCTTTTATACTGGGCTTCCGCAATAGCGGTGTCATATACCAGCTTCTGTTGCGCTTGTTCGATTAAAGCTTTTTCGCCCCAAGACAATGTCTCTTTAAGGCGGTTATTCTCTTCTAAAATCTGTTGCGCGTACTGGATAGCTTCTGCTTGTTGTTTAGCAAATGTTTCTTTAGCTCGACGCTCGTCATGGTATTTACGATTAATCTCGTTAATACGCTTTTGAACCTTTGTTGAGTATTGATTCAACTCGTCATCATCAACATCCGCTGAGTTTTCTAAAGGTTTTTTGCCTTTATCTTCCTCTGGGGTGTCATCGACAATTTCAATCTCAATATCGCTATCGTCAATAGCAATATCTACGGATTCTTCAATACCGTCAATTTTGTCTTCTTCTGCCATATATCCTCCTAGTACGCGCGTCCGTAGCCTTCAACAGTTGGTGCTACGCCGTCAATTTGATCGTCATAAATGATTCTGAACTCTTTACCTTTAACAGCGCCTCTAGTGCCTGAATAAGCACGTGTGATGACAAAATCACCCACTTTGCACCAAGGACCACTAGGGAATCGTTTTTCATCTTTATACGCATCTGGACCAATCTTAACCACCATACCGACAGTAGACGCCACTTCTTCGCGGTGTACAGCTGATACAGGCTTAATAATGCCCCCTGTTGTTTTCTCTTCGATTGTTGGTGTGACAATCAAGATTTTAGGGCCTACAGGCTCTGGTAAAAGGTCTAAAAGTTCTTCCAGTACCGCTTGTGTTGCGTCTGAATCAATAGCATCAACTATGCTAGTCATCTTCTTGCTCCATATGTTTTTTGGCGAGGCTCTTAAAGGTATTAAGCGCAAGCGTCAGCCCCGATATAACGCCTACGATATGCCGATATTCGGCATAATCTTGCACGGAATTGCCAGAGGCAACCGCTTCCTTGCGGTTGTTTATCTGTTCTCCGAGTTCTTTTTCAAACCAATCTTCAAAGCTAAACGGTTTCATTAGACTCCGCTAGGTGGTTGTGGTTGTTGTGCAGCTTGCTGCGCCAGCTGTGCCGCTTGTTGGGCTTGCTGCTCGAATTGTCTTTCTTTAAGGTCTTGGCTGACCTGCATCTGCGCCATTGCTTGCTCCGCACCCATCATAGCGATCGAGTGTTTAGCCGCCGCGTCGTTTGATTTAAGCCCTGCGTTAAGCGCAGCGATACGCTCTTGCAGATCAAGTTTTTGTTTCTCGATGTCAAGCTTGCCTGTGACCTCCATCTCTTTAATCTGTAGCTCTTTCTGCTGCATCTGAATGACAGGGTCTTGGGCTTGTTGTTGCGCTTGCTGTTGTTGCGCTTCCGCTTGATCTTTCTGTAACAGCATATCTGACGCTTGCGCCAGCAATCTGCTCAGTTTTGTCTCCATCTCTGGTGGGATCTCTTCGTCAGGTTTAGGCAACTCGACACCCATCATCTGCTCCATCTCCTGTCTGTATTGGAACGCCGCATGCTCCATAACGTGCGCCTGAATAGCCGCCTGAATCTGCTGACCATTCGTCATGTTTTGGAACGCCTGCGCCATTTTCGGATCATTCAACAGGTTAGTATGGATAGTCATATGCGCCATGTGGTCTTGGAAGATAAAGGCTTTTGCCTTAGTTCCCTTCATCAAGTTCATGTTTTCTGACACAGGATCGACAGGTTTAGCTTCTTTAGCCGCAGGAATCAAATCATCCACGTCCTCTATACCCATTGCTTCTAGCATTTGACGGTGCAAGTTAGGTAGGTTGTAGATTTGTGGGTTTTGCTGCGCTAACTGAATAGCTGCTTGATACTGCATAACCCGTTGAGCCATAGTAGAGGCGTTAGGGTTACTAACAGGAGAGACTTCCACGTTACCGTAGTCTTCAGCGCGGCTGTGTGGTTTATCATCGTAGGATATGATGTCGTATCCTTCGTCTCCTGACTCTTTAATGATGTCAGCTAATAACTTGATCTCCTTATCAAACGCGTAGTACACACGGCTCTGTACAGCAGACATGACTTTAAGCGTACGCTCTAAAATCGCCAACGTGGTGCCCACAGGGGTTTGCCCACTCATATCGGAAATCTTAAGGTCTGCTACAGACGCCATACGACGTCCTTCGTCCACAACCGTTTGCAGTAACTGATACAGCGTAGCTGATGGCTCTTTATACGGTAATGGCAGAATGTTGTCTTTAAGCGCTCCAGATGGTACGTCTACGTCTTTAAATTCGCCCGGAGATATAGGTGTGTCGTCTCCAATAACCCGCATACCACGTGTTTTAAAACCAGCCGGTAAGTTAGATAACGTACCTGCATCCACCAGCTGACGCATGATAGACGTCGCATTACGCGCAAAACCACCAATAATTTGGATCAGACCAAACCCATAGAACCCATCAGCAGGCACGTAAGGGTAGTGTACATAGTACTGTTTCTTGTTTTTAAGGGTGTCATCTTCACGCCAGTTGCGTCTAATACCGATGATCTCCATCGAGCTTTTCTCAATAGTCACTACATAAGGCAATGCTATCTCTGTCGGCTCACCTGATTCGTCCAAATCTTCAAAACCCTCAAGATCAAGGTCGACCATCATCTCCAACAGTATGTGTCTGTCGTCGTATAGGGCTGAATAGCCGCCTTCACGGTCTTTTGCTTCTTGAATTTTGTCAGATTGACGGGCTGGTTTATCGATTGGAACGTCTTTATAAAACCCAGAAACCTGCAGTTTTCGTAGCTCATTATGCGTTTTACGCATGACATAGGTCGCGCGCGGGCAACTCTCCAGATCCGACGTGCCATAAGACACCACGAAATCCTCAGCTGGGATAAACACACTGGTCTGACGCCCTAATGACGGGTCAAAATACACCTTTTTAAATGCTGATCCAATTAACGCCTGCGCCCAGAAGGTTCTCTCCTGTTCGTTTCTAAATTCAGGCATCTTCTTCATGATCTGATAGTTCATATCCGCTGCAACACGTTGCGCCGCTTCTAACTTATCAGGTGTCTGTTTACCAAACACTTGCGCTGTGACAGGGCCATCCGCTGGTAAAGTCTCGGTAATCATCTCAGCTTGGAACCTAACAACCGCTTCTAGCAATAACGGGTGGTTAACCCCGCATGCGCCGGGCCACGGCTCCATACGATCTTCGTAATTAAGACCTAGAAGTTCTAACCCGTCTTTATAGGTGTCTTCCCACTCTTTTCTGGAGTTTTTATCGTTTTCGTAGTCGTTAATTAAGTCACTCGCCAACGATGCTAGGTACGAATCGTCTAAAAACTCTGCTAAGTTATCCTCAAATGCAGGTACTTCTTCAATACCTTCTGAATAAGCCGCGTAATATTCTTCACCTGTCTCTGGGTCTATGTCCTGGATCTCGATCTCAATCGGTTCTTCGTCTGTTGCATTTATGTCAAAAGGTGACACCCCCTGCGAAATTGCCATATTTTACCTCTTATTTAGTTTTTACCTTTAACTACAAATTGCTTATTCCAAGGATATTCTTGAGTCTCCCAAGCTGGTTTGTTTCTGCGTTCTTCGGGAGTTAGCAATCTACGCTCCGTAGTATTACGCGCTTCGGTTTCCCCGTGCATTCGCTTATATAGTTCGTGTGTATCTATATGTTTTAGTAGCGCCTTCTCGTCTCCTGACTGAACCTCAGCCAAATCTGCATACATCTTTTGTAGCTTGTCTATAGCAAACTTGTAGCTTACTGGGTTTCTAGCTAAGAATACAGCTTCTCGTTGTTCGGGAGAAGCGTCAAAATAATCTTTACCGAATATAGCTTTAACAGCATCGTGTGCAGGTCCGCTATTTACAGCTGGATGATCTTTAATTTGTTCTGCTAGACTTATTTCCGCGCTATGTTTGTCTATCTTATTTGTTAATGCCTGTGCTGCATTAGTGGCTATTGCCATTTTTTCGCTTTCTGGTACATGCCCCCAGACAGTGCTTGCGTTCCCGCCTAATCCAAAACCTTCTTTCTCTTGCACATAGTGTTGTGCCTCATGCAAAAGTGTTCCTAGTGGGTCGGTAGCATAAGGTGTAAGCCCTATTTCGTTATCTCCTCTCCACCCTTGTAGCTGCTTAAAGTCTAAAAATCCGGGCCTTTTGACAAACGGAGTTTTTTCTAGTTCAGGGTATGCTTTATATAGCTCAGGGTGGTGCAAAATGTCGCCTAATGTATATGTTTGTGTCGGTTTCCCAAATAAAGGCGACTCTAAAATATCGTCTAGTGGTACTTTCATCCTAGCTTGATGATCGCTTATTTCGTATCTTAATCCATTATCACCGCCTCTAAACCAGCCTGTTTTTTGCAGTATATCGTTTGGATTATGTCCAGCTTTTTCCATATCTTGTGCGATTAAATGGTTAAGTCTAGGCGCTGTTTCTGATTTCATTCCTGCGAACGTACCTAATGTAGCTGGTCCAGATCGGTTAAAAGGCATTGTTCCTGTTCCTGCTAAACCCGCAAGATTTAACGCTGCTTTAGCTTGTTCATCAGGAGATGGTCCGTACAAAGGGTTTGCACTTTCTAAATCTGAGGCCCCCATAACAGTATTAACATCTCTAGTGAAGGCATTGCCCGCACGTTTTGCTGCTTCAACTGGGTGTATAATCGCGGATAATATTTGAGAATCATTGGGTTCAAAATTCTGATTATTTAGCGCATCTCGAATTTTTCTAGCATATTCTTCTAAAGTCTTAGGCATTACCCACCTCGTTAATAGTACGGTCTGCGTCTCCGCAGTGGTTGTGTCTCGTATTCTTCATCGCTGAGCGTTTTCACAAACCCTCCCTGACGGAAGCGTAACATCGCTTGGCTGACAGTATCTACCAAGTCATCATGCTCTCCTGCAGGGAAAGACGCTACCTCATCGATCACCTCTTCGGCCCAACGAGTCTCCGGCGCCCATACGAATCCTGACGCAAATATATCAGCAATACTGTTCAAACGGGAAATCTTATCGTTCCCCTTTGTCGGGGTATACTCCTGCACAGGTATCCCCATACGGCGTAGCTCGTATATTAACGGCGCCCCAGACGCCCTTTTCTCAATAATCACCCCATCAGGCGACCACTCACGGTAGGCATCTATCGCCCACTGCTTCAACTCAGGAAACTCCACACGCTTCTTCACTGCATCTAGCAA